CCGTCTGTGTCAGTTGTGCCGCTTTTTTGAGCGTCATCAACAATGGCACCGCCGTTTGCTGGTTCTGTCATTTGTTTTTCTCCTATTTTTTGTATGCAAAATGACCCTATCTAAAGGGCTTGAAATTACTCCTAAAAAGAGTTATAATATGTTTGATAGTCTGATACGGTAAATCTCCCAACCGGGCCAATTGGCGACAGAGGGGTGCGGGAGTCCTCATAATCAGGCTATTGTTTTTTATTATGATTAGCTATATACATTGACAAAAGATAATTTTCAAACTTATTTTTTGTTGTTTTTAATGCAATAAGCAAATTATTTCCCTGATATTCTTTCTCTATCACAAGATTACCTTTATTAAAGTAATATTTGTCAGGATTATTTATAAAATTAATTGCTTTAGAATAAAGTGAATAATTTATATCTGTGTGTTTAGCCTGATTTTTCACAAAGTTATCGAAGGATAACCGCAATTCATTTGTTTCACTTCCTAAAAGATTTTTTAAAGTATCGTTGAGTTGTCCTGCAACTACATAATGTTTTCTTAAATCTGCTGTAATATTATCTTTCAGATAATTTGTAGATATCTTGTCAACAGGTACACTGTTTCTTAAAGCTGTTGCTACCGCTTTTGTATTTTCGTAAAATCCTTTAAAATCTTTTAGTTCAGGTGTTTCCTGCGCTTTTAATTCCTCTGCTGTTTCTGCGTTATCAATAAATACAACAGCTGTAGTTTCTCTATCGTTTATTGCCCACTGTTTTGGCTGTTCGCCCAGTTTGTAATAAACGCCGTCAGGATATTTAAACCGTCCTCTTTTATCTGAAATCTGTCCGTGCATTGCTGCAGACTGCCAGCGGGTACGGCTGTCTAAAACAGCATATAGTTTTAAGCGTTTATCATCTCTTTCAATACCTTCAAATATTTCATATTGCCTTATATGAGCCATTCGCATTGTTTCAGTTCTTGCAATACGATATGTTTCATAAATATGACCGTTTCTGTGTGAAAACTTGCCTTGAGCTATAAGGGCTTTGGCTTTTTCGTTTATCCTGCCGTCTTTATTGCGAAATCCCATTATAATGTCAATTTTTCTCTGTACGGCTTGAATAGATGAACCGTTTGCGAAACTGTCCGCAATAGCCTGTGTTACTTGATTAGCCATAATACGGGAACGTTTTAAAACAGATTTTTCAGATAAGATACGGTTTGTTATTTTAAATGGTCTGCTTCCGGGCAATACTGCCACTAATGCAGGCTCGAAACGTAATCTTTCGCCCATTGTGTTTTCTGCAAAATTTGTTTCGATAATCCCTGCTTGATTGTAATTTTCGACAATATCAGTTTTTAATTGCAGAAACATTGAGTTATAGCGGTTTATAATATATGTTTCCAACGCCTGATAAAGTGCATCATTTTCTTTTAAATTCGATAACCGGTTAAAAACATAATTCCTTACTTCCTGAAAATCGCCGATACATTTTGCTTGAGCTTGTGCTATAAGTTCGTTGTATTTTCGGCGTAAAGCCTTAATATCTCTATCAGACGGTTGCTTCATCTAACATCTCGTAACTTTCGTTTTCAGCTTCCTGAACAAGTTCCTCTGCTTTTTGTTCGGTGTAGCCCGCTTTGATAAATATTTCTTTTTGCGGTAGTTTTCCGCCAGCTTGCAACATATCTTTTAACCACGTCATAACATCATTTGGAATATTGCGTTTAAAATCGTAGTTAACTTCTTCGGTTGAGTAACCGGAAACGCTGTTAATGTCAAGTCCTGTCCAGTATGATTGTAAAAGTCTGTCTACATATTCAAGCGATATTTTCCATTCAGCCTCTGTGTCTTTGCAGTCTTCTTCCATATTTCGATACATCTGCGAAATTTGAAACGCTGTAGCATTTGAAAGACTTGCTAAGGCTTTAGGATCAACCGATGAGGCTACAATCCAAATTCCTGCCCAGACTTCTTGAACAATGAATTTTATAAATTCAGGGTTAATATCTTTGGTAATAAAGCTTGCTTCTGCATCGGAACCTCCAAAGAAAACACCTGTTCTTTGCATTTCAGCTTTAGTGTCATCATCTACTAAGCCCATATTTTTAAGCAGTAAATATGCTGCTCTTAATGTTGCCCCTTCTGTAATGTTATCAGACATTAACCTGTCATAAGCATCCATTAAAGCAACTGCAGTTTCTGAATTTCCCTGCTTGTTGTCATTATTCGGCCATTCAACGAGCGGTATCCCTTTAAATCCGTGTTCTTTCGGCTCAGAAATTACAGAATATGAAGCACCGCTTTTTGACGCAAGCCATTCTGTTACGTAAAGGCTGTTATATTCCCAAATATGTTTGCGTTCGTCAATGTCATAATAAACATAAGCTTTTACAGGCTCACCGTCATTGTTGTATATAACCTTACCTTGCCAGGAGGGAACTTGTTTAATTCTTGCTCTGTTTTGTTCGTCAAGATAACATAATGAGTATGTGTTCCCCCAGCCTGTACAAGAAAACATAAGCTTTTTAAGAAAGCTTTTAAAATGATTTAGATTATCAAATTCTTTATACTTTTCTTTCACTTCTTCAGGGATATCATCCGAATATATTCGTTGAATATCTCCTGCAAGATAACCCGATTTAGTTTTTTGAATTACTTGAAAATTATTATATGATACTCTGATATTCGGGTCCGAATAAGTTGTTTTATGTCTTGCATAAATCGGTACACCGTCAGCCATTAACGGGTTTTGCCATTCAAAACAGCTTGCCGGTTTATTTTTCGAACGCAAACTAAGACGATATTTTAACTCGTCATCTTTAAGTAATGCTTTGTCAATCATTGTTTAGTAGTCCCTTGCTGTAAGTGTTGCAGTGTTATCTTCGTTGTATTTAATATCAGTTATTACACAGTCATAGATTGTATTTTGCCCGAGGGTGAACAAATCACCGTCATAATGCCATTTGTCCTTTAATCCCTGAATTTCTCCCGCCCCTTTTATTATGCCGTTATTCGGTATTTCCTCAATCGTTGCAATATTTGTATAACCTGTATTTAAAACATCATAAATGTTGATTACCGGCTGCTCTGTATCATAATCCAATGACCGGATTATGATTTTTGCATTTTCAGGAATTTCAATGTCAGAATAAAATTCAAACCCTGTTATATTTCCTTTTTCCGTGATAACTGATTTTATAAGCCCTGTACTTTCATTCTGCATATTTGAACTGTTGCAAATATACACTCTATCTAACAGCGTCATATTTAAAGCTTCTAAATTACGGAAAACTCGAAATTATTTCGTTTTGTCTGCACCACAAAGAAGCTCATATTTAATTGATTTGAGTACACTGGCACGGTCTGTAACATACTTTAAATCTTTTTTAATAAGTAAATAGTCAGCATCAGTCGTCCCCTCTTTAATTTCTTCGTGGACCGCTCCGTCATACCAATATACGGTGACTTCATCCTGTGTATAATCTTCACTGTCGGTAAAACTTGCTCTTATAGCTTCGGTTAATCTGCCGACATTAGGTGACCACGTAAAATCCCAACTATTATGCTGGTTAAACATTCCCTTAGGGATTTTTTCATCTCCGTCAATCACAAATGTATGTTTACCGTTAAGAAGCGGTATCATTGCACCCTGACAATTTTTAAGGATTTCGTTTATTACATCCATTGTCTTTGTTGCTTCTGATACAATCCCGTCGGCTTTATATTCTTGTTCTTCACACCAGTTATAAAGCTTTACAAGACTTTCATTGTCGATTAATTCAGGGCTTATTGCGCGGGGATTAACCAATTTATCCGTTAACAAATATCTGATAATCGCTGCAGGATTTTCACTTTCTTTTACAGTATCCCAGTTTGTCCCGTCCCATACAGGAATACGTGCTTCCGCTATATAATTGAATTTCTTTAAAGTCCCTGATAAACCTTTATATGCTGTTGCTTCAAATGCAATCTGGTTTACTCGTCTAAGACTTTTCCGTCAACATAAAACTGTATTTCAGCACAGGTCGGAGACCCGATATCAAAATTTGTTTTGTCAGCATAATCAGCAGAACGAACGCGGATTGTATATTTACCCTTTTCTGGTAAGGTAAATCCTATCGGTCTGTAAAACAACTGGTCCGCAACATTCATATCACCCGGGCTGTGCATAGTTACTTCTGCACCACTTACTGTAGTATTTGAAGTACTTAAAGGCTGTTTATCTCCGTTAATATCTCTTATGTAAAGCTCTGTTCCTTCACTTAATGCCTTATATTCTCCGTCACCCTGCTTATACATAACTTCGACTTTTACAGAGCGTGAAGAACGTGAACCGTCATTATTCTGATGAAACAGACCTTGAGAAAAGCCTATAATAACATCTACTTCTTTAGTATTTTCAGGGCTTGTTACAACAACCTCTGAAACTGTCCCTTGATATTTATTGATTGATAAATTTAGTGTGGTATTTAGATTTAAAGTATCTGTAATAAGGTTTTCGGAAACATATAAACAGTCAAGCTCATTAGTGTTTTCTGTGGAGTTATTACGCGTGTTAGAAACAGGAGCATAATTTGTATAAACAATTTCTTGAAAAGGCTCATCTCCCGCCCAATACTCTACAGAACCGTTATAAGTATAAGTTTTATCATCTTTATCTTTTACAAGTTTATCTCTTGTTATGGTAACATCTGATGTAAAATCTTTATTTTCTCCATTTATAACTGTTCTGACAGTGTTTCTGAAAGTTTTATCAGACCAGGCATTAAGATCTACATTTGAAAATTTTAAAACATAATTTAAAGTTAAATGTTTACCCGATGTTATCTCATTGTAATCATAGTGTGCGTTTTGGTTAACCTGTTCATCAGGGTTATGTGATAATTCTTCATTGACATCAACAGCTTTGACATTATCAAACCCGATAAAATTAGAAGAACCGCTCACGCTTACTATGTCTAAATAGTCAATAGAGTAATCAGTTCGGGGTGTTTCTCCGAGTTTAAAATCAGAGTAAACAACGTTATTATAATTTGCGACAAAATATTGTCTGTATTTGTTTGTTGATGCACCGTCAACAACTAATCTGTAAGGTAATTGCCCGTAAGAGGGTGTTTGCTGAATTTTTCCGAAAACAACTGGCAGACACCCGTTCGAAATATCATTACTTGCTCCTCTAAGTTCAGGTTGTGTTGCAGAGCTGTACTCTTTGGCTTGGGTGGTACTACTACTCGAACGGGTAAACATTGAAGCAACTCCAAAACCAATAGCTGTAATTGTTGCTGCAGCTCCAAGTACACCTAAAATCCCTACAGCTGTTACAACTCCCCACGATGCACCAGCTGCCAATGACCCTGAAATTAAAGATAATATTCCAAAGCCGATTGTGGTAAAAACATCTTGCGGTTTTTCAATAACCTCAATTACATCCCCGTTTCTTAATAAATTCCACGGTTTAAGCGGTTTACCATTAATATAAGTTTTTTTATAATTATTAAAATGAAAAAAAGCGAAATGAAAATCCCATTTTTCTTCTGTTAATGTTTTTTTGTTAAGATTTCGTTTAATAATTCGTATCATAGTATTTTCTTTATGTTAATCTATAATAAAAAAGGAGTAAGTTATGAAAAGGATTTTGTTTTTGTTTGTATTATTATTTGTTTCTTGTAGTTCTGTTAAAGCAGGGATTATTTATCAAGATACAACTGTACCTATAATCGCTACTGATATGAAAACTGAAAATATAAAAAATTTAAAAGTCGGGGAAGCTCAAATATTTCACTGTTTAGGAATTATAGATACTGGTAATGCCGGCATTCAAAAAGCTGCAATAAGAGGTGGAATTAAAAATATTCATCACGTAGACGTGAGAACTAAAACAATTTTAGGCATTGGTATGACTACAATCAAAGTTTATGGAGAGTAAACAATGAAAAAATTATTATTTTTATTATTAGTTTTAACTTTTGCAACTAATGTTATTGCTTCAGACAACAGTCAGGAATATTATAAGCAAGAACTTTTAGATAGGGGGTATTTATTTGGTTGTGCACCTGCTAACTGGAGTTTGGTTGAACCAATAAGAGGAGGCTTTAATTATGCCATAATGAAAAATCGAGTTGATATAATGGAGCTTGAAGTTAAGGCAGGTTTAAATCCTGTTGATTGTGGTAAAAATGCCGTTAATGTAGCAATAATGTATAAGAAATCTGCACCTTTAGATTTTTTATTAAAAAATGGCTTTTCTGCAGATACAGTGGGGATTGATCATTCTTTTTTAACATTTGCAATTTATAGAAAAAATTCTGATGCTGTAAGAATTTTAATAGAGAATGGTGCTGATGTAAATATGGTAGCGAAAGGTAAACACCCATTAAATTCTGCAATTAAAAAAAAGCAGCCAGAAATCGTAAAGATGTTGATTGATGCAGGTGCAAAACCTAACGATAAAACTTTCGAATTAGTAAAAAAATCAAAGTCTAAAGAAATCAAAGCAATATTTGAACAAGCTAAGTTGTTTTAAAGTGTTATTTATGAAAAGATTTTTATTTGTCTTTTTGGCATTACTATTTTCTTCAACTCAGGTTTTTAGTTTACACATGACTGGTGTAAATTCTTATCCTTACGAATGTTATTCAGGTATGGATAATAATTTGAAAAAACAATCAACATCTGAAACAGTTATTAATGGTGTAAAAATTGTAAAGAATATATATGTTTTTAATGGCGCATATAAATTTGGGAAACCATATGAATACATTATTACTAATAATACAAAACGTGAAATAAATTTATCAGGTGTCGTTCAACAAAATTTTTTAAATAGAGATATAAGAAATTCCAGTAATTGGTTTAAAATGCGTTTAAGGTATTTTAAATATTGGCAATCTTATGTCCCATTGTATGATTTAATACATGGCGGTAATATGAGCGTTGAACGATATCCGTTTGTGCTTGATTTCCCAGTTGATTATAATTTGTCACCAGGAGAAAGCCTGCGTATCTTGGCAATGGGTTTAGATTTAGACAAAGTCCAAAATTTAACATTTATATTTGAAGATAACGGCGAAGAAGTCAAGATAGAATTCTAACGGCTACCTGTATATAATTTTTTTGTAATAGCTATAATGTCAACTTTTTCATGGAGTTTACATCTGTATTTGAATTTGATATACTAAAAGAAATAATTTAAAGTCAGAGGCATAATATGAGCGAGAGTAAGAATTTAAAAAATTATAGACTAGGTATAACTAAATCAAAAAATTGGGATGAACGTATTTGTGATCTGCTTACTATTATAATTGCAATTGCAGGTTGTTTTTCTTTCCCAAATTTAGCTTATAAAATTGCTCTACTGTCTGTTTTAGGTCTATTTTATGGTTTCACAAAAAATAGAATAAATTTAATAAATACTGACAATAAATTTTTGGATGAAGACATTATTCAATTTAAAGATCTTGTTTATGAATTGTCTAATATAAAAGCTAATAATGAAAAAAATGATAAAAAATTACAACAAATTTCCAGTATAGTCGTAACATTACATAGAACTATAAATAACTTACAATCTTGTTTGTCAGGTCAAAATGATTACATTACTATAAAAACTGCACTGCATAACACTTTAAAAGAAATTTTTGATATACTAAATGAATTTTATGTTGACTATCAGGAACATTTAACAATTGCATTATATTATTTTTGTCCTCAAACAGAAGAGTATATGGATTTTATAAGTTTTAAGCCAGAAATTATGAATAAAAAGAAAGGTCGAATTTGGGATATTAATGAAACTTCACATATATGCTATACTGTAAGGCAAATCAAAATAAATCCAGATATAAGAGATTTTGTTTTTGATAATATAAATAATGATTTACCAAAAGTTAAGAATGCTGATCGTAATGATAGTTTAAATTATGTGTCTTCTATTTCTATTCCGATTTTATATGATGGTCATAATGTTAAAGCTGTATTATCTATTACAAGTAATTATCCTAGCAGGTTTAGAAATGCTAATAGTCAAGATTTTCAAGAAATCAAAATAAATCAAATTTTTGTAGACTTATTTTATGCTATATCGCAAATTATAGAAGTTGTAATTTCCAATAATACACAAACAATTGACACTAATATTATAAAAGATATATTAGAAAACTACAATGAAATAGATAAAGATAAACTAAAGGAAAAACATTTTAAATTACTTGAAGAACTAAGAACTAATTCTTCTGAAGTTGTGCGATAAATCCATTAATATTCAAATGATTATAGATTGCTTGTATAGTTTCCTTTTCTGCAACTTTAGATGTACATTTTAAATAATCTTTGTTATTTTGATTTATTTTAATTTTTTCTTTTTCAGTCATAACAAGTACATCCTTTCATTGACATATATACTAATATTATGCCCTCTTAACCTACTGAAACTTCTTTATTATTAAATATTGTAAACTTACTCTTACCGCATGACTATACTATAATATTAATTAATAATATTCAAGTAGTTTACAATTAAGTATAATATATTGTAATATATTAAATTTTACATTAATCATCTAGTGTATATTTTTATTATTTCTTACTCTTTTTTATGTACAAGTCCCCAATTATGTCTATATGTATTTGTTAATGAAATTATCATTTAATAATCCTAAAGTATTCCGCTGTTTTTGGAATTAGCGTTATTTGTACGCCTGTTTTAGATGTTTTATGCATATATTCTTTTTCTGAAATTGCATAGCCGACGTGTCCGTAAGCTTTTGTTTTAACAAAAACTAAGCAGCCTTTTTCTGGGTTTTCAAGCTGAATATGCTTAATATTACTTTTAAGCAGACTTTCATTATCAGGATCATCAAAAACAGGTACATCAGGTAAAGTGATGCCCTGTTCTTTTTCAAAAACATCTTGGATAAAAGTCCAACAATCATATTTACCCAGTTCATATTTTGAGTTTTGAAAATAATGTAAATAGTTCATAAAAATAAATTAGGAAATACTTGCCTGTAATAATTGACAGTGCTGATATTAATATCAAGATTATGACGAATATTAATAGTACCTGTTACGCTTTCAGGCGAAATCTGCACTTCAAAAAGTTCAAATAAACCTGCAGGGTATTTCTCTGTTTCTTCTGTTTCAATGTTTACAATATATAAATCAAGATTTATATTTTCATTTGTATTAATTGTTTTTCTTATCTCGTTTGCAGCAAGGTTTTGTACATTCGATAATACAATTTGTGTTCCTTGGGTTTCTGTTTGTGAGGGTAATATTATATCAAACGGGTATGGTTGGTATGTTTTACCCTCAATTGTTAACTCTTTAGTATCATTGATAAAATAAAAAGGCTCATCAAACGCGCTATGTGTTAACTCAATAAGCATTTTTACAGTTCTGCCGAGATAACGGGAGAATGAATTTTTATCCAGTTCAAAACGCGTCATAATGCCCTTCTTGCCTGTGTTGTTAAATAAGCTCCGTTTGCGATAATCGGTAAATCATAATTAGCAGCTAATACCCTGTCTAAATAGAAAATTTCACTGTCGAATGTTAATGTTAATGAAACATCATAGTATTTAGAATTACTTAAAAAAGTAGGTTTCCCAACAATCCTTGCTGTACGTTCCCTCCCAACTCTGCAAATCAAAATATTTAAAAGGTAAAGCCCCTTGTTTTATATCGCTTTTATACCAACTCATAAAATCAATATATTTGATTTTTAGAAGTGTGAATGTCCCTTTTAAAATATCTTGAATATCAGAAAAGCGCTCACGACGGAAAGGCGGTCCTGCATCGGGTGTTACTTCTATATAACCTTCCTGGAACTCATTTTGAAATCCATCAAGTTTAATCTGTCCCCATTTCCAATTTTCCATTAACTTGCCTGAACTCCTCTCGATTGGTTTCGCTGTAAAGCAGAGCTAAAGCCCGATTGTGTTCTTTCACTTCTAAGGGCGTTATTAATTCTTTTGATAAAGATGTCTGTATCGCCGTTAGGTCTTTGCACTGTTTCAATTCTTGTGTCAGATTGATTGTAAATATTGACATTTGCAGGTGTTGCCTGTGCTTGTACTCCAAGTTGACCGTTTGCAGTACGTTTAAGGGGCATAATAGCTTCTGCTCCGCGTTCACCCATTAAACCTGTACGATTTCCAGCCATAGGAAACATTGAAGGGCTTGAAACAACTCCGCCTTTTGCAAACGGTATTACATTTCCGTTTCTGAATACATTCCCGTTTGCACTTGCCACAACTTTATCAACTGCTCCACCTGCGACACCGCCTGCCACAGACCCTGCAGGTCCCCAAATACTGCCAATTAACCCGCCAAGTTTACCGAATAATCCGCCACTTTTGTTACTGCCTGATTTTTCGAATAAACTCGTTAATTTGCTTGAGAGCCAAGCCTGTGCTATTTGTTGAATAACATTTATTGCAACATTGCCAAAACGTTCAAACGCGTTTTCACCTTCCTGTAATGGTGTAGTTAATGCGTAAGACAACTGGCTTGAAATAGTCTTTGAAACATCAGACCATTGCAAACCGACAGTGCCTGTAACATCTTTATTAATCCTGCGTATTTCAATATCTAAAGCATTTAATTCTTTTCTGTATGAATTGTACAAAGGCGAACCTGTAAGATGTTGTGCACTTAGGTCGTATAACTCTGTTTGCAGATAGCTGCGTCTGTTTTGCAGTTTTTGATAAGGACTTGTAGAGGCAAGGTCTTGAACCTTTTGTGCCTGGTCTTTCAAATCTTTTAAATGTTTTTTTGCTTTTTCTAATTCTTGATTGGCATTTTTAAACTGGTTTAAATCTACAATCTTGGATGTAGCAAGATTGTTAACTTTATCCTGTGCTTCCTGAATTTGTTTATTCAGAGCCTGAAAAGGTGGTAAAACGGCTAAATCAGTAGCCTGTTTTACCCGTTCAAGTGCTGCAGAAAGATTATTTACTTTTGTAACCTGACTATCCCAAATTTTACCGCTTGTAATACCTTGAGCTGCAAGGTCTTCCAAAGTTCTGAATTCATCATTATAAGATTTTTGCAGCTGTTCTGAAATTGTTAATTGTCGTTTTTCTCTGCCTTTTTTACTTGTACCGGCATCCAAAACTGTGGCGTTAAAACCTGTAGAATTATTTCCTGATGTTAAGGAAGAATTCATTGAACTTAATTCATCTTTCCATAATTCACGGGCTTTTTTGTCAGCTTCTCTTGCTGCTTTTAGAAATTCTTGTGCTTTTTTATAGTAGCTTTGTGCGTATTGCTGATTTCCTTTCTTATTATATTCATCTGCAAGGTTTAAATATTTGTAATATTCACTTCCCATTCCTAACGCAAATTGACGCTGACTGTCAGCAGAACTCATTCTTGCCGTTTTAGTAAACTCCTTCATTTTTTCTTGTAAGTTTAGAACAGCTTCACCAAGTTTTATTAAACTATTTACTGCGGCTTTTGCTATAGGTAAAAATGCATTACCAATATTATTAGCGACCTGTTCCCAGGTATCACCAAGTGTTGATAATCTGCCGTTTAAAGAATTAGATTGCTGTTCCATTAACCCAAAGTAACGACCGCCTTCAGATGCTGCATCGGCCATTGCTTGACGTACCATTTGAAAAGAGATACGACCTTCTTCCATTTCTTTACGTAACTGTCCCATTGATTTGCCTGTTGTTTGAGACATTATCTGTAATGGATTAAATCCGGCATTGACCATCTGCAAAAGGTCTTGCCCCATTAATTTGCCACTTGCACCAACTTGGGCAAACGCAAGAGATAACATATTAAATCTGTTGACTTCTCCGCCTGTGATATCTCCTAAAAGTTTTAAATCTGGGATGATATTTTCAGCACTTTCTCCAAAAGACAAAAGTAGTTGTGCAGTTTTAGAAAGCTGTTGTGCAGTCATAGGTGTTTTTGCACCGAGTTCGATAATTGCATCGGTTAATTGTTGACCGATTTGTGCAGACCCTGTCATTACTCGAAAAGAGATGCCTAACTGTTCAAATGCACCTGCTGTTTGTATAGCATACTGGGCATAATCTTTTAATTTAATTGCGGCAAATCCTGCAGCCGCAGCTGCTGTTAACCCGCTTAATGGACCTAAAGAACCGCCAAGCGAACCGAAAGCACCAGTTAAACCGTTTGCATTTCCAATAGCCTTATTAACCACATTGTCAGCACTATTAAGTTGTTTATTTGCGTTTTTTACAACACTTGCCAGCTTTTGAAATTCTGCACTGTTTTGTCTGCCCTGTAATGCCAAATTTTTCAAACGTTCAATGGCTGCACCTGTAACGCTATTAAGTTGGTTAAAACCGATACCGCTTTGTTGAACATTCGCAAGTTTTTGGTAAGCTGTAACAGCATTATTTGCTGCTTGTTGCTGCTCTTTTAATTTTGTACGGATTTTATCATAAATAGGTAAAGTTGAGTTTGAAGTCCCTGCTACATTTCTTAGAACACGCTCATATTTTGTTGTATCATTTGAAAGGTTTTCAAAATCCCTGGCAACCTTTTGAGCGTTGCTATCAATGTTTATTATTACTCTGCCGTCGTTATTTGCCATTAAAACACCTTTGAACGTTCTACAATATCAATTTCTACCAAATACCTTATCCCTATTGCTTTGTCGTAGGGTAAATTATTTATATTTATAAGCCCTGCTCTGTGCCACCGCCATAAGTCAAGAATTTGAAAAAATTCATCATCAAGGTTTGCCCATAAATCACGCTTTTTACCAACTGCGACAGGTTTTTTGACATCACCGAGAAAGGTGAGTTTATCACCTTCCCGCGATGCCAATGTTAAATCCCCTGTTTTATATATCTCCCAAGCTATTTTGACTTTTTTTCGGTCTTTTCCGCCTTGTCTTTAATACCTAAGATTATGGGAAGTAATTTTGCGCAGCATTCAGCATGAATTTCATTAACAACGCCGCTAGCGCCCAACCCGATAAATTCAGCATAAGAATTGTAATCAACAGATTTGCCGTCCTTTTTCAAGGTAGGTTTATTCTCAAACCTCAAAAAACAACGGGCAGCTGTGCGGGTTATATCATTAAACACTTGAAAATCAATAATATCTGCCGCATTTGGTGTTTTAAAAATAAACATTGGCGGATTTTCAATATCCTTGAATTTTTCAGGAATTACAATTATTTCCTCAATGTTTTGTATTTCAATTTCCATTTTTTATACCCTTTTCGTCAATATTCGTTGGACTTTATTTTCTGATGATAGTCACTCGCTTTTATTACTCGCTCGTTCCCGTTTTATGCTTCCGCTACTTCTTTTAAAATACACGGTTTCAAATCGTCATCAGGTGTATTTCTGAAATTAGCCGTATAAGTTTGCGCATCGTCAACAGTTGCACCGATGTTATAAGAAGTCACTGCAATGGGAGCAAAATAAGAAAGAATATCACCGTCTTTTTTGTTAAGCACAAGGCGCATCAACAAATTATCTCCGTCAATTTCAGTTACTTCAACCGTATCTCCTGTTTGAGTAACAATCGGGATAAATTTGCTCATTAAATATTCTGAAATGTTAATTGTTGTTACACCTTCCAGTGAACCTGTTGCATCGGTAAAACCAGCCCTATAACTTCTTTCACTATCACAAAGCGTTGTTACGTCAATTTCATCTGCGGAATATTCTACAGAGAAATTTGTTATATCACATTTTTTAGTCAAATTTAAAGGAATAACTTTGTCACCTTCTGCAGGTGTTATTGTTTTCGATCCTTTGAAAACATAACCTGGTTGTAGCCCTGCAGGTAATGCTGAACCGGAATCCGCTATATCAGCAACAATATAATAACCGTCTGCTAACGGAGTTGAACCGTTTCCTTCTACCAGTTCACCTTTTGTTGCTACGTAAACTTCGCCGTCTTTACCTACCAATCTTTTTGTCTGTCCTGCCATAATTTTTATACCCTTTCTGCCGACTATTGTCTGCATTTGTTTATCTGCTATCTTTATTTGTAATACTGTATCTGCATTGCTAAAATGCTTGAATAAAGCCCGATATTAGGACTTGTCATTGTTCGGCTTGAGTTGTATTGGTTTAAGCCGATTTTATAGTCGCCAATTTGCGTTATATTCTCAATAAACTTGAATAACTGTTGATAAATATAATCTGCACTTGATTGTGATGTTGTGTAGATATTCCATTGTGTAAAGCTTTCGCCGTCATTGTAGTTATCTTCATTACAAAGAACCTGCCTTGTGCCGTCCATACCAAGCGAATGTTGAATAATATAAGGCTCTTTTGTCTTTGGCTCAATATCGCCGTAACCGAAAGACAGGTTAAAACCCTCAACTTTGAAGTTTTCTTTTATGTACTCGAATAAAAGCTGCTCAAACATTATTTAATCCGATATTTACCTAAATTATTCTTGAAATTGTTTATAAACATACTGCCGACTTGTTTTTGAACTTTCAAAGCGGTATTACGCATAATCGCAAGAGGTTTTGTTCCGGGGTGATGTACAATTTTTGCAAATACATCTTTACCATCTTTTTGAAAATGCAAAAACTTTGCACTTTTAGGCTCGATTACGTGCGGTTTGGTGCCGTATTCAAGAGCTGCTGAATAATCAGCATTTGCAATAACTTTATTTTTGCCGTCAAATCCTATATTGTTTCTGTAATATCCGCTATCGACGGGTGCAGTTTCTTTCGCTTCCTGTTCAACTTTAAATCCTGCTTCTTGCAAGGTTGATGCTGTCGCATTCTGAAAAATTAAGCTAAAATCAGGTAAATCAAAGGTTATTTTGGTCAACATTGTTAAATTCTCTGTTATAATAATCTTGAGTAACATTTATTTGGAATGCTTCACCATCTGAACTTTGTTCATTGTATATTTCTTCTCGAGATAAAAACTTTAAATTAAACAATTTCCAGTTTGTTATTTTACAATATGAAAGTTTCTCAATATTTCCCATTACAAACCCTCTTGTGTATAAACAAGGTTGTATTCTGCGTGTTGCCCTCTTTTGGGTGTTACTCCCGTTATTCCGTCAGGCTTTACTGGCGCCCCTGCGATTTTGTAACGAATGCCTTTAAACTCCAATATGTCTTTTTCCTCAAACGCTACTGAAATATCACAGAATAACAAAGCATCTACGTTTGTAGTGTCTTTTCCGTTGTTGTAGACCTTTGCGCCTGTTGAAGGTTGTAGCAACCCTTTGAATGTGCCTTTTGTAACCCAGTTCCCTGGATTGGAAAAATACGGCTCTTTGTATTCAAGTATTTTTATTGTTTTGTAGTGTGATTTTAAGCTCATAAAAATCTAACCTTTTTGAAACTCTCAAGCCCTGAAACAATTTCAGCAGGGTAAGCCATTGAACCTATCAAGTAATCAGCTTTAGTATAACTATAAGAGCCTATATTTTCGCTCTTTAAGTCGTTTGGAGCTTCTCTATTGAATACATCATAAGCAATCATTTTAGATATGATATTCTGGACACTTTGCGGAAGTCCAGAAACGAAAATGTATGCTGTTTCAGTACAGTTCACAAGTGATTGATTATCAATTGTAATAGTATTGTCCAAAACGTTTGTTACATAACTGAAATAACGGTTACGCTCTCCGATAACGTGGATTAAATCCCCTTGTTTAATATTGCTTACAGGAGATATAGAACCATTTTTAAAGGTCAAAGCCCCCCAGTTATAAAGATAATTGTAATAATAGGCATCATACGGGAAACAATCACACCATAATGAACCGTTGAAGTTCGGATTTTTGATATAAAAAAGATTATTGAGGTAATTCAAAACACTTTCAATCGTTGAATAGATAGAGTTATTGATTAAATAATCCTCTTTTACATCAATGCGTGTTGCAACACCTTCAACGACTTCATAAGAATAGCCTTTGACATAATTACTGTTTGTTTCAGAACAAAGCCACGTGCCTGAACCTGTCGGAACTTCGGCTTGTATGAAGTCGTAATCTTTATTAAATTTTACTGAAAATAAATCAATCATTTTAATATATTTCTTTGTTTTTTAATTCTTCCAAATACTCATCGTCATCAGTCATAACTATATTTGCATCACTAGAATGAAACGGCTCGTCATAGTCAGCTAACAGAGAATATAAAGCACTCTCAAGGAAATAGCAATTGACACCTAAGTCATCAACTATAATGTTTTTGTATTTAACTGAACGGTCTTCATTATAAAGTTTGAGCTTTTTAAATAAGCTCTCAAACCATTGTATTTGTTCTATTGTAGCCAGTTTTGATAATTTATAAAATTTCTTTTCTCTTTTTTTGTAGTCTATTTTTCAGCCTCAGTTTTCTCTGATAACTTCTATTATAAACCACAAAAATAATCTAAAATCCCCAAATCTAGACTTATTAACATAGTGGCATTTCCGTTTGGTGCCACGTTTTCTTCAATTTTGAAAAAGAAATTTATTAATTTATCACACATTAAAACGGCCTCATTCCTACTAATTTTGTTCTTGTTTCAAAAAGCCTTATTGCAGAAGCTAAACTGTCAGGTGCATCATCGTGTTTTGCGTGTTCATTATAGCTTTGTATTTGTCTTATATACGCTTCATCTGTACCTTCGATGAATTTAATGTTCTTCCAAGTAGGATAAAGATAAGTCATTATTTTAAAATGCTTATTTTGGGTTTCCTGATAAGTTGATGTATTTGGAAAATTTCGTCCCATATATCCTTTATCATCATTTTTTTCAGTGTAATTTGTACCCGATTTAAATTGTTGACGATAAACTGTTATATCATTTAAGCAATCATCAACGTGTTTTTCTTGCCATAACTTACCGAAAACATAATAAATCTCACCAACTTTATTAATTATTGTGAATGCCGTACCGTCTGAACCGTCAAAACCCTTATCAGTGTGAGAAAATCCGTTTAAAATGTTCTTTTCTTCATCTTTTGATGCAAATGTCAAGCCCTTAAACGATGAATTAATATTGCTGTTTGGCTCTTGCTGATATTGAGGGTAAAATACAAACGGTGTTTTTTCTCGTTTTGCTAAAAGTTCAGATGTGCTTACTTTTTCTTCCCAGATTGATTGTTCATTTTCTAATGCACGAATTTTTATAACATCCCATTTATCCGGTTCGTTTTCTAAAATCCAGCCAGATAAATCATTTTCTTGTAAACGTTGCATAATAAGGATTATAGGGACATCCGAACGTCTTAAACGTGTTTTTAGAGCCGAGTTGTATTTGTATATACAATCTTCACGTTTTGTTTCATATATAATATCTGTCGCCTTTAAAGGGTCATCTATTATCATCGCACCACAGAAACCCGCAACAGCTGGATTTCCTGCATCTAAACCTGTTATAGTTCCGCCCATTGCTCCGGCTGTTAACCCACTTCGACCTGTTGAACCTGCTATTGCCCAATTAGATTTTGATTGTTTGCTTTTTTTGAAATCATATTGCCAAAAAGTTGTATATGTTTCACTTTTCATTTGTTCCATAATTTCTGATGAATGTTTTGTTACTAAATCATCAGAATATGATGTATAAAGAAAGGTGTAATTTTTATTTTTTGCGAAACACCACGAGATAAAGTCCTCAATAATAGAAGTTTTACCAAAACCGACCGGCATATTAATCATTAAATTTTTAGTTGTTTTATAGTTAACCCTATTTTCAAGGTGTTTGATAATTTCATTATGAAAGTGTTTGAATATAAATGGACTTCCGCTATAATGGTGCATAACCTTCATAAAAACCTTTAGCGAATTTTCACAGGCAATTTTAACAATGCCAAGTTCCTCTAAAGTATTAAAATCATCCCTTATGCTCATAAATCTTTTAGCTTATTCATAACACTTTCAATAACTTTGTTGTCTGTAACTGAAATATTTGCGTTTGTAGCCTCAATCTCCTGTTTATCACGCATATCGGTAATATTTTTAGCTACAAAGATTGTATAAGTCGGATTGTAAAAGCCTCTCATTGCAAGGTCATTAAGCATATCTTTCTGCAAATTCTTACATTTTTTATATGCTTCGGAAAATTCTTCATGTACTTTTGTCCATTCATTAAGCGTATCAACGCAAACCCCTATACTTACGGCAAATTTTTCAAAAGTCGGAAGAATATTAGCTTTTTCAACATAACTGATTTTTTCATTTCCGTCTTTGTCGTAACTTATTATTTCTTTATCAAAAGTATGCGAAATATCAAAAAACTCAAACATTTTTTTGCAATATTCTTTTTTATATTTCGTCGGTCTGCCTGCCATAATTCACCAATAAAAAAGCCGCTAGTCAAAGCGGCTTTGAGAGTAAGATAATTTTAAGGATTGATTTTAGTATAAATTTAAATATGTGTTAATCATAAAACTTTCGCATTCTAACAATAACTCATTTTCAAGGTGTAAACAAGTGTGAGGAGGTGTGAGTTTTTTTTGAAGAATTTGTGTATAAAAAAAGAGGCTTTATTGCCTCTTTTGATACTAATAAAATACAAATCCTTATTTAGTTTTGTTATTCACGGGAATACATAAATGTTCAGGCTTCATCGTGAATGTACGTAGGTTTACGCCTTTTTTGTAAGCAGCACGGCGTAAACGATAAAGATATTTAAGATCTTTTTCTCCGTTTTCCATAATGAGGACACAAGCTGCCTGCCTGTTTGTCTGTCGACCATAATAAATTGCCTGACCGATACATTCAGCCCATTTGTTTGCAAAATCAAATTCAACAGCCATATTAGGGAGTAAAC